TTCCAACTTGAGGATATGGCGAGAGCGGCGCCATTGCTACTAACTGTAGCAGACTCAACAGACGAATTAAATCAATTACTACAAATTACAGGTGATATTGCTACAGCATCAGGACTAGACTTTGTTACAGCGGCAGAACAAATTCAAAGATCGTTTAGTGGTGGTATTGCTAGTGCTGACTTGTTTAGAGAACGAGGTGTTAAAGCACTATTAGGATTTGAAGAAGGCGTAAGATACAACGCTGAACAAACAAAAGAAATTATTACAAAAGGTTTTGAAGACGGCACATTTACTATTGTAGGTGCTTCAAAGGAAATGTCAGAAACATTTACAGGTCAAGTATCGATGATACAAGACAAATTCTTACAATTCCAAAAACAAGTGATGGACACAGCACCATTTGATTTTTTAAAAGCACTTGTTAAAAATGTAAATGAAGCATTAACAAATAGATTTGGGGATATTGAAACAGCGGCAGCGGCGATAGGTGATGGTATTGTCCATGCGGCTAAAACAGCAATGATTGGAACAGCACAGATTATAGATGCTGTTACTCCAATATTTAATTTTGTTGCTGATGGTGTAGGTAATCTTATTGATATGTTTAATGGACTAGATCCAGTTATTAAAAGTGTAGGCTTAATTGGATTTATGTTAATGGGTATCAAAGGTAAACTGTTGCTTGTTACTATATCAGCATTTTTTGATGATGTAAAACGTGAAGTAAACAAAGCAATGATAGGACTTACTGACATAATGATTGGCAGTAAAAGTTTTATTGCTAACCAGGCAGAAAAACTAGGAATAGAGTCTTATGCTGAATACTTACGTGAAAATATTGCTGAACTAGAAAAAGAAAAAGCAGGATTCCAAGATGCTTTAAGACCAGAAGAGTTTGCTGTTGATGATGAAAACCTAGGTGGATTTACAAGAGGGTTAAGTCAATTTAGTCCAGATGAAATTGCTAAAATGGGCACAGCAGAAAAAGCCATAAGAGCGTTTTTAGATAACGTTGATAAAGATATGGCTGAATATTTGAAAAAACGTAGAGAAGAAGTTGAGGATCCATCGACACCTAAAGCGCCTGAACAAGCAGGTATGGGTGATGAAGATATTGGTAAGTTAAAGAAAAACATAAGCGAATACGAAAAAGCATTTAACAGTCGTGTAAAAAGCACAATGGAAGCGTTAATGACTGAACGTGAACAAGAAGAACGTATGCACGACCAACGTATTAGAGACTTAAAAAGATTTATAAGCATAAACACAGAATTACGTGCTCAAGGTAACGAAATGATTGAACGTGAACACGAACGTCACGCTCAAGCAATGAAACGTATAGAGCAACAAAACTTTACAAAACAATTTGACATATTCCAAAAAGGTGAATATGCTAAACTTGACTTTAGTGAGTTTAGTAACGAACAACTAGTTGACTTTACTAAAAAAGCAGGTTTAGATACATTAAACGCTTTAAGCACACAAAACAAGAAAGCATTCCAATTAATGAAGGCTTACAACTTGGCTGTTGCTATACAGAATACAGCACTTGGTGTTTCAAACGCTTTAGGACGTATTCCGTTTCCGTTTAACTTGGCAGTAGCAGGTATAATTGGTGCCGCTGGTGCTGTTCAGATAGCGGCTATTAGTAACAGTAGATATCAAGGTAGACGATTTGGTGGACCTGTTAGTGCTAGTGACAGTTACATAGTAGGAGAAAACGGTCCGGAACTGTTTACACCAGGAGCAACAGGTAGAATAACAGCGAATGATGCATTTGGAGACAGTAGACCTGTTAATGTAAACTTTAACATTGATGCAACAGATGCTAGAAGTGTTGATGAATTAATTGTTCAACGTAGGGCTATGATTACTAATATGGTAAGACAAGCAATACAAGAAAAAGGTAACAGACCAAACTTTTAAGGAGTAACAATGAGCGGAACATTCCCCAGTAACAAAGTAAGAGCGTTAAATTTTAAAAACAATCATCCAAATATTGTTACTACTAGTTTAAGCGGTAGAAGACAAGTAAAAAGCCAAGGACAACAGTTTTTTAGTTTTACAATACAAACGCCAATTTTAAGCATAGCAGATTACAAAGAAGTAATGGGCTTTTTAGCAAGTCAACGTGGACAGTTTGACCAATTTAGTGTTAATCTTCCACACTTGTCAGATCCAGCAGGTAGTATTACAAGTAATACACTAGCAGTAAATGAACCAAGCGGTGCTGATGCAGGTGCTACTAGCATAGCAGTTGATGGTGGTGTAGCAAGTGCTACAGGGTATATGAAAAAAGGTGACTTTATACGTTTTATAAGCACAGGCACAACAGCAAACAATACTAAAGTATATGTGCTTACAGCGGATTTAGATTTAGACGGCACAGGAGCAGGAACACTTAACATAGAACCAGGTTTGATAGATAGTGTAAATAACGATAGCACAGTTGAAACTAACAATGTAACGTTTACAGTATATCAAACAGGAGCAACACAAGAATACGATGTTGGTGTTGAAGGGTTTGCTCAAGTTGAAATAGATGTAGCGGAGAGTATAGGGAGTGTAACATAATGGCACTTGTAACAGCAAGTAGGGGACTAGGTAACACAATAACTGATGAACTTGCTAAAGAACAAATTACATATATTGATTTGTTAGAGTTACATTTTAGCCCTGTTATACTACTAACAAACGCTCAATACAATATTACACTTACTACTGATACTACTACAAGTGGTTTATTTTTATCCAATGGTAAGTTTTTAAGTTACGAATTAATTAAAGAAACAAACGAAGCAAAAGTAAATGAAATCAACATAGTTTGTGATGCAGCCAGCACTACACTTACAGATAAATTTTTAAACAATGACTATGTTGAACGAAGAGTATTAATATATAGACAATTTATAAACACTACAACTAGAAGCACACTAGGTAGCCCTGTTATGTTGTTTGATGGTGAGATTAAGGGCTTCACTATAAACGAGGCCCAGGATCAATCAACTATAAATATTAAAAGTGCTAGTGTATTTTACAACTTTGAAGATTACAACGGTCGTAGGACTACACAAGGCAGTCAGCAAAGTGTATTCCCAGGTGACAAGGGTATGAACTTTGCACAACACACAACAAGCGATATAAAGTGGGGAAGACCAGATGCTAATTAGACCAAAATTAGAACACATAAGACAACTTGTAAAATTAGGCGAACAAAACGTAGCGGAAAGCAAACACAAAGACACTTATCCATACGACGAACATTTTGCACACAATTATTTTAAACAACTTATTGAGAATGAACACGTGTATATTAGAGCAATAAGTCTGGACGACACAATACACGGATACATCATAGGAGCACCATTTCATCATCCGTGGAATGCTACGCTTTGGTTAGGGGTGAACATAATTTATGTTGACCAATGTTGTAGAGGGACAAAATGGGCTGGTGCTCTTATTGATGACGCTAAAGAATATGCAAAACAAAAAGGCTTTAAAGAAGTAGTTATGGGCGACAATGCTTTTGATCCTGATAGGACAGCAGTGTTGTTCAAACGTAAAGGCTTTACATTAATAGGAAACCAATATGGTTACGAAATTACTTAAGGTATTAGGCCTTACAACACTTTTTAGTTTATTAACTACCAGCAGTGCTTGGGCTGGTGGATTTATTATTCCATTGTTAGTGGGGGGAGCAACTGCAGCGGCAGTTGTTACGGCAGGAGTTGCTGTAGCAGGACTAACTGTTTTAGCAACGGCAGTGTTAGCAGGTGTGGCTGCTGCCGCTGTCACACACGTTGCAATGGAGGCGATGACACCATCGTTTGATATTCCTGATTACAGTTCAAACGCGGCTAGTGGCGCTACACAAGTAAACACGGGTATACTGTTAAACAAAACAGGCACTAACAATCCAATACCCGTAGTATATGGTTATAGAAAAATAGGAGGATCACGTGTTTACGTTCAAACTACCGGTGATTACAACCAACATTTATACGTGGTTATGGCCTTTTGTGAAGGTGAAATTGGAGAGTTTGACTACTTGTTTTTGGATGATAACATAGTAGCAACACCCTTAACAATTAAGCAAAATGAAGATGGTGGTATTCACGATGTTGCTTACAGTAAAGACAGCAGACTACGTTATCAACTACAAACAGGCACATCAACACAAAGTCCGCCAAGTTGGTTTACAAGTGCTAATCCTGATTGGTCAAGCAGTCATAGATTAAAAGGACTAGCAATAGGATATTTTAAATTTACTTGGATTAGACCTGATGTAAACGCTAGTGGCGAAGACCAACAAGAAGTAGTTGATGCTAATCCTTACACAGGTATTCCAAAAATACAAGTAATTGTTCAAGGTAAGAAAACACCAAGAGCAACTGACTATGTTGATGGTAACACTACAGAATATGATGGTATGACAAAGCATTATACACGTAATCCAGCAGACCATTTGCTGGACTACTTAATGAATCCAACTTATGGACGTAGCCTTACAGCAAATAGAATTGGTTTTACAAGTTTTAACACAGCGGCTACAAAGTATAATACAAGTGTAACATACAGCACAGGCGAAAGCGGAAAATACTTACAAAACGATGCTGTTATACACACAGACAGAACAATGTTAGAAAACGTTCAAACGTTTTTACAAAATATGAGAAGTGGTATGCCTTATGTTCAAGGTAAGTTTCAATTGAAACTGTTAGATACAGGACACGCTAGTGATCCAACTAACACTACACCAGTTATTACTTTTGCTGTAACAGAAGACCATATTGTAGGCAGTATTGTTATTGAGGGTAAAGGACACAGAGACCAATACAATCAAATAAGAGCAGTATTTCCAAATCCAAACAATAATTGGGAAGTTGATGAAGTAGTATATCCAGCAGTAGGATCAGCAACTGATACAACACTGTTAGCAGAGGACAACAATAAAAGATTTATGAAAGAAATTAGTTTAGAACATATAACTGAAAAGAACCAAGCAGTTGATGTTGCTAAAGTAGTTTTAGAACGTAGTCGTAAAAAGAAAATTATTAGTTTTACAACAACAGCAGAATTACACGAAGCACAAGTAGGTGATATTATTACTGTTACATACGACAGTTTAGGATTAAGTGCTAAACAGTTTAGAATTACAAGTCATCAACTTACAGCGGACTACACAGTTAACATTGTTGCTGAAGAACACGATGCTACAAAATACAACTTTACAAACGTTGACGTATTTGTTCCAAGACCAACGCCAATTAGCGTAACAGGATCAAACAACAGACCAAACAGTTGGGTAGCAAACAGCACAGGATCTAAATTTGTATTGTTTGGGAAACCAGCAGTTGGATTTGGTGTAGTTGCTCCAAGCATTGTTTCGCCAAACAGTCCAGTTGTAAATGTTGGATCAATTACAAGTTTAACACACGAAAGAAGTTTTGGTGGACCAAACTACGACCAATACAACAGTTTTGCTACTGTTGTAAGTCACAATGGCGTAAACATTAACAATATCAAATACTGTTATATAGAAGCAGTTGGCAGTGGCAGTAGCACTACTATCCCACAAGACAGTGACTTTTTAAACAATACAAATGCATTGATGGGACGTTTACGTTTAACAAAATTATCAACAGGCACATTTGAAACTAGTTTTAGAACAACTATTGATAGGCTAGCGCCAACAGGTGATAAGCCGTTTATATTTGTAAGAATGATACACGAAGCATTTGACGGAACAAGACTTATTAGTTTCCCTAAAAGCGTAGCAAACCCACAACCAAGCACACAAAAAGGACACAGTGTCCCATAGGAGTAAACAATGGCTATTGTAACATACGACGGAACAAATTACGATTTAACAGATGGTTTACTTACCAATGCTAACGAATTTACATTTCAAGACTTGGCTGACAACAGTGTTGATTGGGCAGGGTGGACAAGTTGGGACGGGTTTGGATTACCCACAGATATAACACCTAGCACAACACTTACATTCAACACAGATGAAGTTGATTTAGGCAGTGTTAAAACTGTTATTCCGTCAACTATAGTTGATACTAATACAGACACTGCACACACTGTAACATATTTAAAAAGCGATGATGATAGTAGTTATAGCGAAGTAAGTGCAGGGGCCATTACAGCACGTTATATTAAGACTAAAGTGGTGGTTACAAACACTACATCTAGACCGGGGTTTACTAACTTAACTTCAAACTTTACTGATGATGAGATTAGCGAAACAATAGTTGATGTAGCAGTAATACACGATACACAAGACGAATTTGAAGTGCCAATTACAAAAACATACAGCACAATTACAGGTGTTGTAATGATGGAGTGCACAGGCACAAGAGCAGTAGTATTAGAAG